GATCATTTTTTAGTTTAGTCTTGTGTTCTGTATTTGCTTCATCAGTTAATCCTGCCATACGAGATTCCATATCGCCTGCCCACATTTCAAGTGACCATTGTTCTTTATCTTTATCAAGTTGCGGGTGCATACTTGCAAGACCATATTTTGGAACTGGAGCTGAGCCTTCAATATCTGCACCTTGTGGTGGCATTTCTGCTTCGTTCCATTCATCATATGTAAGTACTTTGCCTGTATCACCGTCTGAATAGTTTCCTTCTCCTGGATTATAATAAATTACACGACCCGAATGAGTCGCAATAGGACCATACTGCTTTTTATTTGCTGGATATTTTTTTGGATCTGGCTCTGGCAAACTGCGATCCCAATTTACATTTCGTCTGCTTCGATATTCAGTAAGTTCTTTTTCTTCGGTTTTAATACCTGATAGTTCTTTTAATCTAGTTATTAATTCACCTTCTTCGTTTACTACATCGTGAGCAAAGTCTTTTGGTTCAATATTTTTATCAAATTTTCTAATGTTATATTCTGCCATTGCATTATGTCCTGCTTTCTTAATACTATCTAATAAATCTTTATGTTCATTAAAGTTAAAACTAGCTCCTGCCTGTACAACTAGTTCAGTTAGATCATCCTCTTCTCTTATTGTAACTAAAAAATCCTTATCGTAAGCATAAAATCTAGCTGAACGCTCAGGATCTAGTGTTTTGTTTCCTGCTGGATCAAACAATTTTAATTTAATGTTTGCTCCTTTGAGAATGTTAAAAATTTCTTGCGATAGTTGCATTATAGTATTCCTTTAATGTATTTATCAAGATGCATTGAAAATTACTTTCTTTTGAAGCCTTTATACCGCTTATGAAACTGCTCTACACGACCTTCAGTATCCATAATTCTAGTTTTACCTGTAAAAAACGGATGACATTTTGAACATACATCTAATTTCATTGTTTCTTTATTAAGAGTTGACCGAGTTTCGAACGTAGCACCGCATTGGCATACAACAGCAATGGTCTTGTATTGAGGATGGATATTCTTCTGCACTCATCTTGTCTCCGATATACACTATTTATTATAATAAACTAAAAGGCATTGGTTCCATGCCATCGGAATCTTCAAAATCATCATTTAAATAATCAAATGCTTCTTCTTCATATTTAGATACTTCCATACTCATACGTACAATTAAATTAACTGCCATTACAAGGTCATCTGTTTCACCAGATTTTGCAGAATAACTATTACCTTTTGCTATAAATGTTTTTAATTCTCTTAATAATGGTTTACTTGCTACTTCTAATTTTTCTGTTTCTACCCAATGTTTTAACTTTGCACAAGCAGATATTTTGGCTTTGTGTGTAGTAGTAAACCCTCTTCTATAGCGTTTAGCATTACCATGTTGCCTTGTTTCAGTTAAAAATGTTCCTGGAAAATTTTCTTCGCCTTGTTCTTCTACAACAACTAATGCGGCTTCACCTAAGGTATTGTTCTCTACACTGTAGTAAATTTCACAATCACCGTTAGATTCAGTATCAATATGTTGTGCTATTTCTCGCAAAATTTTTATCTGTCCTTGTACAGTTGTTCTATTGTGCATCCATTCTGCTATTTGTTTCATACCTGGCATACTATATACTTGTATAGCACTATTATCTCCACCTGTACCTAAACTAGGATCAAGTCCTATCATATACAATTTACCTTTAGCAACTGGCGAATACCAGCGTACCTGTCCAGATATAGCGTATGGATCACGTGCTTTCATATTAGCAAGTTTAATACTATCAATTAATGTTTCATCATACGCAATAAATTCACATTTATGTTCACGTCTAAATCTTTCTTCACCTATTTTACCATATTCAAGATCTGCCCATTCTTGATCTCTTTCTGGATGTCTTTCCCATGTAGCTAGATAATGTGCAAATCCATTTACGCCAGTATCTGTTTCAATACCATATTCATCAATGTTTTTATTCGCATCTCGCCAAATTTGTGCAAACTGATCATCATCCATATTAGGTGTGCTTGTAATAATACATTTACCACCTGTTGCTAATGTGGGAGACAGTGAAGTCCAAAATTCTTTTGCTACATTTGGACGGACAAATGCAAACTCGTCTAAATATGCTAATGAGATACTTAAACCTCTTCCTGTATTTTCTGTTGTACTTTGTGCAATAATACGTGAACCATTATCAAACTCTAAACTACCTTTGTTGTATGCTGTTACACCAGCACGTATATAATCTGGTAATGTTTCGTATGAGAATCGTACACGTTGCATAATTTCTGATGCACCTGCATATTTGTGTGCCGCTACTAATATAGTTTGATCTGGATTAAACATTGCATACCATAGCAAATATCCTGCCGCACAAGTTGACTTACCCATTTGTCGTGCCAGCATATTAATACTGTATCTATTGTTGTGATATACGTCAACTAATTCGTCTTGAAAGTCATATAAATCAAATCTTAACCTGCCTTTTACAGGATGTTGAATATAACAATGCTTACTCATAAAGTATTTGGGATCATCTGCACATCTAGCAAGTTCTAAAAGTTGCTCTTCTGTGTACTTTTCTCTTCTATACGGAGTTTTTGTTAATTTAGTATCTACTGACATTAATATCTCCCAAACGCCCATTCACGTTCTTTACACCACCAACATTTTTTACAATGTGTAACCATTTTATCAGGTTGATCTGTATTTTCTTCAGCATGTTGTTCACAACTTCTTGTATATGGAAATAATTCTTCTATCATATTAAAATGCTCATATAAATGTGCTACCATACGTTTATCAACTGCCATAAGTGGCGTCCAACGTGTAATTCCTGGTACATATTCCTTTAATATAAGTCTACCATGTCCTGGATCACGTGGTTTATGTCTATTATTTATAGTATCAAACTTAACATCTAACGGAGGATTTTGTGTAGTACCATGTAATGTAAAGGTTATACCATGCAAATCTTGTTGCATTTTTTCTGTATCATCAAGTTCTGATCTAATTTGATCGGTACTATAAAATGTATAATGACTTTTAATTAGTTTTGTTCCTGTGAGCTGGAGTACTCTATTAAGTACTCTAGTACTCCAGTTAGCGTTATACCACCCCTTAATAGGGTTAGCAGACGTTATAACATGCAGTTCTGCCTCTGGTATATATTGCTCACAGTATTGGATTAGCATCAATAATAATATGGCACTATCTGCACCACCTGAGATGTTAATACAAATCTTGTTATGAGGCTTTGGTACTGTAAATTCTATATTCTGACCGAAATTATCCGTATATGTTTCAATAGGCCTTTTCATATTACTATTTATAAAGAAAAACGGCGTAGTTAATTAAAACCACACCGTTTAATTTTCACCTGGGAGGAAACGTGAACTTTTATTTTTCTTTTGACTTTTTGTATGCTTCTCTAATTTCTTCAACTGTATGTTCTTTTAAGCCTACTTTGAAATTTTCTGCATCTAAATACTTCTTCAAACTTAGGTTAACGCTTTGTGCAAAATTTTCGTATGGTTCACCATGTGATGTAGCTTCATCTTCAGCCGCACCTTCTGGTGTATTTGCCCATTCATTTAATTTTGTTTGAATTAATTCTTCGCTTAAACCTGCATTTCTAAGTAATGTAATTAATTGAGTTGTGTCCATTGTTGGAGCCTCCTCTATTTTTTCTTCTGTAACTGCATTGCATCCACAACTGCATTCTGGACCACAATTACAATCTGAACCATGCCCACATGAACAGTCTTCAGTTATAGTTTCTTCTTTCATTGCTTTTTTAATTGCTTTGTCTTTAGCTGCCATGTAATCATCTGAATCAATATCACCGTCTTTATCGTGATCTTTTTTCTTACCTTCTTCTACTGGCTCTTCTGCTACCATGTCTACAGGAGTTTTATTTGTTATTTTTTTCTTTTTACTTAACTGTTCTGTTTTAATTTCTTCTTCTGCTGGTGCTTCTTCTGCTGGTGCTTCTTCTGCTGGTGCTTCTACACTCTCTTCAGCATGTCCGCCTTCTGGCATATCGTGGTTTCTACGGAAATTTTCAACAAATTCTGTTATATCTTGTCCGCTCATCCAACGTGCCATTTCATCAACTAAAATATTATCTTCAAGACCTAATTCGTCTTGTAAATCATATAATGGTTGAGAAAATTCACCAACTGCTTCTTTTGTTACTGGTACTTCTTTTAATTCTCTTTCTGCTGGAACTTGGCTTTGAGCATCATTGTCTATGCCGTGTCTAGCAAGGGTTAATATTCTGTCTAAATCACTCATTGCCTTTTTCCTTTTCTTTTTCTTTCTTAATTTTCATTAATTCTTTAATGAAACTGTTATTATATTCGTCACCGTAATGATCTTCTGCTTTAACTTTTTCAGCATCTTTATACTCACCATCAGCTAAAACGCTTTTTACATCTTCACTTTGTGGTGGAATATTTTCATTTGGTTCGTGAGCGCCGTGTACTTTAAGTACGCCATCTGTTAATCCAAGCATATTACGGATATCATTTTGTATTTGCCAACCGCTGGCAATTCTATCCGTTTCAAATTCATGTGTATAAACTTCATATCCTTTGTGATTTGGGAAATCACGTGGAGCACTTTGTAAAATTGTTTTCTTGGCAGCACCGAGTCCTTTTGAGTCGTATTTACCGAGGTGCTTCTCAATGCGATCACATTGTTCATCAGTTAAATCGTGTATTGTTTTAATACTAAATTTCCACGACTTATTCGATTCTTTTAAATATTCTGAAAATAGTTTTTTCATTGCGGTTCTCTCCTATTAATACTATTTATCTTTTTCGTCTAAATTTTTCATAATTTCTGCTAACATAGCAGTTCTATCGCCTACAATATGTCCTTCTGTGTCTACTTCATCACCAATTTCATGTTTTTTGCCGGCTACATACGCATCAATCTTCTGACTATCCTTTTCAAGTCTAGCTTGACGCATTTGTAATTCAATCATTTTCATCTTTTTATCCATTTTAGCCTGCTTTGCTTGTAAAGCTGCCGCTATCATTTTTGCCGCACTATCAAATATAGGTGCCGCATGTCGATCTTCTACATTTTTACCCAAATCAACTAAATCTTCAAATGTATCCATGGCTTTATTAGCATATGCATCCATTTCTCTATCAAGCTCTGCTAATCCTTCAACTGTTGGTAAAGCCGCTTGAGCTCTATCTACCATACTCATTTCTTTTTCTATAGTAGCAATTTCCTGTTTTGCTTCTTCAGTTGTGGGTTCTTTTGATTTTTCTTCTTCCTGTTCAGGAAGTAATTCTTCTAAATCAGGTAAATTTAATTCTTCTTCTAATTTTTTTGTCATTTTCTTTTCTTTTTAGAGTTTTGAGGTTTATTGAATATTTGTTTTTCAGTTATAACCCTAAAACTCATGCCTTGTTGTTTACACCATGCATTTGCCGCTGCCCATTTAGCATGATTAACTACTGCTGACGCTTTTTGTTGTTGTGTTCTTGCTTCATTTAATGTTTGGCTCGCTGGTTTAATCTCAACCATTTCAGCGTGGTTTTGTCCTTTTTTATCCTTATACACTAATAATAAATCAGGAACATAAGTAGTTTTCCTTCCAGTAAGTGGATTTTTATAAGGTATTCTATGTGTTTCACTACCCCAACCTAATATAGCTGGATGATTATCACACATACGAAATACGGCTAATTCCCACCCACTTCTGTAATGTGGTATTCTTTTACCTAAGTATTTATCAGGGTTAGTAAGGGTGTATTTTCCGCTTTGAAATTTAGGCATTTTTAATCCTTAAATAATTCAGGATTGTTTTCTTTTGATACCATATATTGTTGTCCGTCAAGTGTAACAATTTTATTTTCGCCCAATACAAATTTAGCATCTGTCACTTTATTTGCGTCTATAGCAATTGCGGCCATTTCTGCATCACGAGCCGCGGCATCTGTACTAGTTATACCTTGAGCTCTTATTATTTGTGCATCTTCTAAAACTTGATAAGTTGGATATTTTATTAGCTCTGCTTTGTTTGATTCCATTTTTGTTGCACCATTTTCTAAAATATTCAGCATCTTTTCAGAAGTAGTTTCATAAGTACCAGATGTATCAGAAAACTCTTCTACATGATTTAATTCTTCTAAAGCATTCAGCATCTTTTCAGAAGTAGCTTCACGTTGAGTGATGTCACTAAGTATTCTATATCCTTCATAATTAAATGACACTCTGAATACTGTAGGACTACTATCTGAATAGTCTAACGTATCAGCATCTGCGTTTGCAATAAATGGATGGAAAATTTCAATTTCGTTTGATAAAATGACTTTTTTGCCTTCTTTAGCATCAATTCTTTTAATAATCATTGATTTTATATAATGACCATCAGCTGGAACTTCAATACCTTTTGCGCCAAGTAACCAACTAGCATAATCATCGTCATTCATTGGACCGGCAACATAATGCCTTGCGTAATCTTTTAGAAATTTTTCAAATTCAGCATCTTTATTATCATATGCTGTAAGTGTTATAGGAGTATAATCTATTCCTGTTTGGACTACATGTTTGTGATTATATCTGTTGATTGTTTGTGTTCTATACACAAACGATGGCATTTGTACATTGGCTATACGTGTAAGATCAACTGATCCGACTATTGTGTTTAAACTGACTGTAAAGGAAAATTTATTCCTTGGAATAGCAGTCATCACACCTTTAGTAAGACCCTGTCGATAATTTACATATGCTTGATCACCTAAACCTAAAGACATTACTGACCTCCTAGCCTACTTAGCTAGTAGCACCAGTTTCGCCTGCGTCGCTACTTGCACTTCCGTCTGATAATACATCTTTAGTATCAACTTCGTGTGCCGCGTGATCGTAACGTAATGTTAATGTAACTTGAACCATATTACTATCTGCGTAGTTTAAATCACCATATTGTATTCCACTAATAAAGCAACCCATTAGTGACCACTTATCAAATGTAGTTGGAGCATCTGCCGCTCCATTAGCACCATCTAATGTTTCAATAGTAGTTTCAAATTTATATGCACTTCCAGCAATAGAACTTGCTTGATCTGCATGATCAACTTGTTTATTTAATTGTGCTCCTAATTGTTTGATAACATTTGAATTCATATCATCACGGAATACAATTGTTACTGGTTCCCAGGTATGTTTACCTGCTAGATACATTTTTGAGTTGTAAGAATCAACTACAACTTCTTCATGTGTTAAATTTGGGCGTGAAGCACTAATAACGTTCTGTGTCATTTCAGATTTTAGCGTTCCATCACCAATATTGTTGAAGCTCACCCTAAAACGATATTGCAGTTTAGGCATCAAAGTCGTGCCAGCTGAACTGTCTGTTGGGACTCCAAAATTTGTAATTACAGCCATTTGTTTTTCTCCTATAATACTATATTGTAGTATTCTGTTATATTGTATTTATCAAATCAATGATGAAAATTAACAATCTCCCAAATTTACCACATTAAAGGCTACTATATCTCTATAGTAGCCCTTTTATGTATAATTAAATTAAAATATTAAGCTAATTCGCCAGTATTTACAATTCTAATTGGAATGTAAATGAATTCTGCTGATTTAGTTGGCTCAATTGCCACATCAACATAAAATTCATTAGCATCTATTCTTGCCGCTGTATTGTTTGTTTCATCACATACAACTGCAAAGTCGTAAACACCACGTTGTTGCATAATATTTGATAAAAATCCATCAAATGTTGCTTTAGCGTTTGCACGAGTTCCTGCGTCATTAGTTTCAAATAAGTAAGGTCTTGCAATAACTGCAAAACGTTCTCTTAAATAAGCCGTAAGTCTTGCAACGTTAACTCTGTCTAATGCTGATGCTGAGGCGTGCATTGACTTTTGTCCAAATACTACAACGCCATCTGAAGGGAATTTAGCAATTGGATTAAGTTTTTGTGCATACATTGCATCTCTAGATCCTTGAGTTAATGATAGTTTAACAAACTCATTTTCAGTATTCAAATAACCAACGTTAGTTGCATTTTGTACAACACCACGTGTTAAGCCTGCTGGTGCAAACCATTGGTATGATGCATTATCGCTGTAAGCATATGTATACAATGCTATGTGTGATGCTGGTGCAACAACATTATCACCCGTTGCTGGGTTAGTTGTTAATGCATGTGGATAATAAACAGCACTATAAGTATTTGCTGTTACTAGTCCAACTTCACCATTTTCTGTTGCAGTTGTACCTTGTTTCCAAGCTACTGCTTCAGTTGCATTTAAACGGAATGGAGCGTCAACAATAATAAATGCTGTTTCGTCTCTGTCTGCGTTTAATGTTACCATTTCATCATATAACTCTGTATAACTTGGAGCCGCAATTAAACGGAATGCTACAGTATCTTCACGTAGTTCTGCAACTGCCGCTGATGCCTGCATAGCTGTTGTAACAACTCTACGCTGACCTAATCTACCAAATGAACCTGAGCCATTTGCTTGATTACTAGCTTTGTTACGCCATTTCCAAGTTGTTGATAATGTTGAATCATATTCTCTAACAGTTCCGCCTGAACGACACATATTAATACCTGTCATTCCTACTGGATGTGTAAGTGGATTTGGAGCACCTGCTAATAGAGTTGCTTCAAACGTGTCTGCAGTTGTATCATTAGCTGTAATATCGCCAAATGTAACACCTGCCGCTGTAGTTTGATCTGCGTTGTCTTTAACAACCCATGCTGTACCGGTATGTCTGTAAATTACAGGATAACCACTTGCATCTGTATCAACCCAATAGTCGCCGTCTGCTAATGCCGCACCGCCAGTATCTGTAGTTGGTGCTGTTGTTGTGTATTGTACATCTGCGGCTCTTTTCCATTTTTGTACTCCTGAATCAGCTTCTACTTCGTAGACTGCTAATTCGTTTACATCTGGATCATACCAAAGTGTACCAGTTACTGGTGCACCAGATGGTTGTGTTGTCGAAACTGACATTACAAAACCGCCTGTTGCTACTGTGGCATCTGTTGCAATATTGTCCCAATCAGATTGTACACTATCATAACGTTTTAATACAATTTTACCACTTGTACCGTTTTGTGCATCATGGTCTAACCAAATGTCTCCATCTGAGAAAGAACGTGCTGTTGCTAATGTTCCGTCAGCAAATACGTCTGCTGTAGTTCCTGCTGGTGTACCGTTTTGTGCATATACAGGAGCTTTCTTTACGAATGCACCTGCTACGTCTGTAAATAATTGTGGGTCAATTACAAATCCGCCTGGAGTTGTAGTTTTAATCCAAACATCACCACCTGTTGGTGAAGTTGGTGCTGTATAATGTGCTGACCAGTTAACATCGTCTGAGAACCCATTGTCTAATAGATCCCAAGCACCTGATACACCTTTATAATAATAAAATGCTGTTTCAGTTGCACTGTTAACTATTTCAACTAGGTAATTGCCGTTAACTACTGTGGCCGTTGCCGCGCCTGCTGTAGTTACAACTTCAACTGTTGGAGTTTTTTCTAACCAAGCACCGTTAGTATATTCGTTTATACCAAATGTAGCACCTGTTGGATTTATCCAATATGTGTTATTTGCAGGGTCACCTGTTGGTGCCGCTGACTGAGGTCTAAGTTGTGATAAGTTCACGTCAGCACGTACTATGTACGCCGCTGCACTTTGACCTAAAAATGAATATGCTGCCAATAATCCGTATTCATTTGTTTCGTCACCTTGTTGAACTGTACCACCTACTTTATGAAAATCGCAATTTCCAAAGTATTGTGTTAGTTCACGTTGTGAAGTAACTAGAATAGGTTTGTTTGAATTCGCAGACTTCGTATATTTTGCAATGCCGTCTGATTCAGTTAGGGTTGGATCAACCTTGTCCTCACCAGTAGCAATGAATAACATAGGAACTGTACCCGCTCCGCCAGGACCGTATACTGATTCGTCTGTTACTGAAACCTGTACGCCAGGTGAAGTAAGATTTGCCATGTTAAGCTCCTTTTCTGATATAGACTAATGCCTAAATTTACTATATATGTATTTATTTAGATTTGTTTAAATCAGCGGTTTATAGAGTTAACTTAGTTGTTAATATGGCCTATATTTATCAAAAGTTGCTCAAAACTTTCAATAATGCACCTTTCGAATCCTTTGCCCCAAAGCCCATGAACAATCATATGAATTCTATTTTCTGTTCCATTATGAAGCACTGAATGTTTTCTTCCTATATCAATGCCACGTACCTCTCCTGGTTGCCATGGAATTAGTCCAGCATCTTCTAATGCAAACTGTACTCCTGGTGGATTACTTAACGAAACATTAAAAGCCGCTATGCTTCTTGTGTCAAAATCTTGATGTGGTTTAATATACCCGCCTGGTTCTATTAACATAAACCTAACTCTGTGAAATTCATCAAATGGAAATTTATTTTTTAACCAATCTACTGTAACTGGACAATCTTTTGCTATACTTGTCCAATCATATGGAGCACTATTTTCTTTGGTATCAATTCCTTCTTCTATATAATAATTTGCAGGTTGTGTTCTATCTACATCTTGTCCATGAATTACAATACTGCTCCAGCCTGGATTCCAACCTCCTCTATGTTTAACATATCGTCCTAAAAATTGTTCTGCTTCTGCTGTCATTTCTTTATATGGTACTGGAATATTTAAAAGTAAACTTGGAGTATTGCTATGATGAACAATCCAGTCACAATATTGTGGTATTAAACTATTATCTTCTTTCCATTTTTTAAACTTCTCATCAGGAAGTTTTAAATCTTGATAGTGTGTTTTTTCACAACATTTATTAATAAACTGTTTTACTATCTTTAAATTACGTATATAAAGTTTATTGTCTACTTGTTCTGTTTTAGCATTTTTATTCCACTTTAATAGCTTCATTGGATTTGTTTCTGGAATATCAGAAAATTTAACTATTTCACAATCGTCTATCCAATTTAGCATAGGAGTACATTGACCTGCGCCACGTGCCGCATATACTAATATATTATTATTTTTTGATACTTCTTTTAATTGAATTAAAATATCATTACACAATTGCCATCTTTGCTGTAGGCTATAATAAAATGATGTAGGCATATAATGAAATATATTACTTAAATGTAAATAAGTAACTTTATCTTGTGTTAAATCGTTTGTTATGTCTTCAAAATGCTCTGGGTTAAGAATATCTATATTTCTATAATGAACATTTATATGAGGAAGTATTTCATTTACCCATCTTTGAAATCCTTCTAATTCTTTTATAACTCTATCAGCATCTTCTATTTTATTATAACCTCTCCATTCAACAGAATTATCCTTTAGCATTTCTTTAGCAAAATTAAAATAATCACTACCGTCCCATTCTTTTATTATCTTTTTTGTAAATTTAAGGGCAGTTCTTGAACAATCATACGCAACAATAGTATCATTTTTTTGTAAATTTAATTTAAATGCAAATATAAGTGTACTAAGTCCAGCGGCAGGTGTTATTATTTGCTGAAACTTTTTATCCCATTTAGGAAAAGTATGTTCACTTCTGTAATCAATTAGCTCTTCTAAATTAGGTAATGTTTCAGTATTAGCAATGAAAAATACATCTGTTTCTAATTGTTCTAAAAGTTCGCCACGATGTCTAGGACCATCATCATCAACTTCTGCATATGCATAATATTTTGTTACTCTTACTTTTTTAGGCCAAGACATGATTGTTTGACCATCTTCTATTAATGCTCTTACTAAATTCCAGCCTTCTCTTTTTCCTGAATATGTTCTTAATTGTTTGCCTGGTGCTACCCAATGAGGAGTATATTCATCATGATGATTTTCTTTACTACGAATAGGTTCTATTGTTTCAAATGATTCAGGGTCCCATTCACCCCATTCGGGAAATCCAGCATCAGCCCACCAATTAAGATCAATTAAAAATGTTTGTGGATGAATTCTATAATAAGTTTCATTATGATCTAGTATGTGCCCAACAAACTTAGCATCACTATTATCATTATAAAACTTTATAAATTCAGTGTGAAATTTATCATCACGAGGCATACATCCTTGTTTGAAAACAAGTATTTTTGAAAACCCATTATTGTATGCTTGTTTTAATAAATCAGATATAGTATCACTAGCAAAAGATTGCCAAATAAAATTAGACATTTCAACTGACCAATAGTCAGTTAAATTTCTTGTATAACCTTTAGCAAAGTCATCTTTAATGTCATTATTATATAACCAACCTAATGTTAATTCTTTTGATTTATTTTTGGATTGCCACCATTCTTCATTAAACATATAATGTCCTTTACAACAGTATATATATTTATCTGACTATTTTGTCTAGGGTATGTTTTCTGAGTTCTTCAAGTGTAGATGTGTTTAAAAGTTCAATATCAAATTTCCAGCCTGCCCAACTCCATTCACTTTTGTGTACTTCTGGATGTCTAGCCTTCATTCCATCTACAATATGCATTGGCTTTTTTGAAACTTTTGCTTCATTAAGAATAGATGCGTTGTTCCACCATTCTGGTTTATCATATCGCCATACAACTGCTGTTTTTCCGCCGAGATTTTTAATAGCTTGAAGTTCATTAAAAAATCTGCAATCACTTATAACAACACTTTTTTCTGTACTTACAATTTGACGTTCACAAGCGGCAACCCATATATCAGGATGAAAGTGCGTTCTTAATGCATCTGTACCTACTTGTTGTAATGCAAGACGTGGAGTAAAATTTGGAATTTTTAAACGAGTGGCCCACCATTCATCAACTGTTTCTCTCCATACTCTGCCTTCTGCGGTGTTGCCTTCTAATAGTATTCTATCCCATCCAAATATATTAGCACATGCATCTTTTAATACACCTGCAAAACTAACTCTTTCAAATCCTTCTTCAATTAAGAATCCTGCCGCTGTATCTTTTCCGTGCCCTATAAGTCCACATATACCAATTATTTGTTTCATGTACGTATTATACTAAATTATTACTAAAGTGTCAAGTTCTTCTTTTGCTTAGATTCTGCATATGTTGTAATAGTTGTTCCCAAGTAACTTCCTTTTTTGGTTTTTTAAAGCCTTCAGGATTAATTTTTTTAAACTTAAGATTATAAGTTTTAGGTTTAGGTTGGTCAGGTTGTGTACATTGTTTACATCTACAATGATCACAAACTTTTATTTCTCTATACTCACCGCCATCTACTTCATAGTCTTGTTCTGTAACATAACGAGGATTGCCGCAGTGAGAACCTGTGCCACAATTTTGACAATAGGTGTTAGAAAATGAGTGAATTGTGTTTGGGTACATATTATCCGATTACAAAACCAAGTCCAACACTTCCGTCATTGTATAATGTTAATTCTGTTTCTAAGTTAGTGATGTCGGTCATAGCGTCTTGACGTAATTGATCTGCATTCATTGTAGTTCCGCCTTGTGGCCCTGCAATTTGTGTAAACTTACCACGTGCTTCTGCCAACATTAATTTAGCATGTGCGAACGCATAATCCTTTATCCAAGGACCAGCGTAAGTATCTGCTAATAAACTCTCAGTTGGTCTGTAATTATAACAATGCAAAACTGCATTATCATCTGCTTTAATTTTTCTTTGTAGGATTAATCTCTTATCTTGTGGGCGCCAAGTAAATAAAAGTTCAGCACCAAATAGTCTACCCATTGCTTCTCTATTTTGCTGTAAGAAATCAAAAGATGTTAATCCACCAGATCTAGTGCTACCTAAAAGGTATGTATTAAGATATGCGGCTTGAAACGGTTCTATGTCATTTCCTGTTCCACTACTTACACCAGTTGTACGTCTATAAATATCTCTTACTTCCATTACTTCTTCTGGTAATGTATATTCATTTTGACCTTC